GACCTCGCGCGTCGTGATGCTGACCATGCGGGTTGCGCTGGCGACGTTCGCGCCACTCCACGAGGTCGGCACGGCGGTCGTCAGATGGATCAGCGGACTCGCAACACTGGCGATGGTTGACACATGGATCGCGCCCACATCGTTCGACACTTCGACCCACATGCCCGCCAGAAACTCGGTGGTGCTGTCCACGACCAGCGCGCTGGTGCTGATGAAGCCGGTCGTCGCGGTCGCGGTCAGCGGGATCGTGGTCGCGATGCGGATCTGGGTGGCGGAGATCACATCAATCGGGCCGATGGCCACACCATCATAGGCCGCGTTGCCGGTGCCCGAGATGCGGACATAATCGCCATCGGCGAGCTGATGTGCGATGCTCGTGTCGATGGTCAGCGTCGTGCCGTCGCTGCCGATACTGCTGATCGTCGCACTTGCGGCCCGTCGGCTGAGGCGCGTGGTCTGCGCGCCGCCATTGACGCTGATGAAGGACGCATGGCCGTCAATGCGGAGCCCGAGCGCCGCATCAGCCGCCGTCCGCGCGACCGCTTCGTTCGCAATACCCGCCAGGCGCGCCGCTGCTTCTGAGGTGACACTGGCGATACTGGTTGCGTCACCGGCAGCCCGCGCCAGCACTTCGGTCGCATCGGCGGCGGCGCGCGCAGTCGTCTCACTTGTGACCGCAGTTGTGAGGGTGGCGTTGGCCGCCGCGCGGTCCGCGACCTCAGCGGTCAGGCCGGTGTCAAGACCTTCGAGCGCGGTATTGACCGGCGCGCGCGCTGCCTGCCCGGCAGCAATCGGAGAATGATAATTTGTCGACATCAAGAGCTCCTATGCAAAATGATCGGAAAACTCAAATAAGATGGTTGCGTTGGCACCACCCGTGCGCGTGACAACGACGTCGTTATTCCCTGGCTGCAAGACGAGCCATTCGGCTTGTGTCGCCGGCGGTGTGAAGTTGGCATAGTCGCCCACGCCGGTATTGGTGACGCTCATCGCGCCGGTATCGATGACCAGGCTTTGCCCGACCGCAATCGTGCCCGCATAGGTACATGTTGCCGCGCCGATGCCAATGATCAGGTTGGTGATGGGTGTTCCCGCCGCTGTCACGGTCAGGATGGCATTTTTGACCGGCAGGTTGCCGTCGTTCGCGATATTGAGCGTCTTGGGTGACACGTCGAGCGTATATTGGTCGGCCACGTCATCCCAAAGGTAGCCGCTATCCCACGCAACGCCGCTATCCCACGTCCACCCGCCCGTGCCGTGCCGGTTGCCGTACCAAAACGGCGTCGGCAGTATCAGTTCCGTTTCAACATCCAACGCGACATACCGCCGAAACCGGAAGAGTGTGCGCGGCTCGGCTGTGGCGCGCACATCAAGCAACTCGGCATCTGTCCAATAGGCGTTCCCGCCGCCGCCCTGGGCATCCAAGCGCCCGGTTCTGCCGATCTCAGCTTTCAGGGCGCCAAAGGCACTATCGAGTGCCGCCAATGCTACGGTTGGATCGGACCCGGTGTCCTCAATCAGCAACATGCCCTGCCGGCGCTCCGTGCGCGTTGCGCGCGGCGATCGCTGGGCGCCGTATAGCCGAAACGCGCCGTCGCCAGCCATGTCGGTATAGGACGACCGCGCGGGCCAGCCGCCGACACCCTCGACGGGATCATAGATCGGCAGCGGCACGCCACGAAACTGCGTATAGGTCAGAAGCATCAGGCAAGTCCTTGCGACCGCATCAGGTCCACCAGCGTATCGGCGTGCTCGCGCGGCGTGCCGGGCGGGAACTGAAAACTGTTGTAATTCGTGTTGCTGGTGTTCGTCGTGGACGTGCCGCCACTGCTGCCGCCGCCGAGGTCAACACCGGTCATCATCGGTGCCGGCAGCACGGGTTGACCGTAGCCGGCCAGCAGTGACGCCGCAATCGCCTGCCCGCCCGCATGCGCTTGTGTGGCGATGCCGCCGAGCTGCGAGCCGAGTCCGTCGCCGAGTCGTGTGCCCCACATGCGACCGTCAATATCAAACACGTCGCCCATTATGGTGAGCCAGGGACGAATGACCTCACTATCGACCCGAACAAGAAAGGCGCGAATGTTCGACTGAAACTCCGGTTCGACTTCAAGCATTTTCTGCCACCAGGCGTCCACGAAGGCGAAGCCGGTCACCTCGCCCTGGGTCTGGGCCTGCCCTGTTGCGGCCGTCAGCACCGCGCCAATGTCCGTTGTAAACTGCCCAATCTTTGCCGGATCAAGACCTTCGTACTTGCCGAGAGCGGCAAGCGCATCGAGCCCCGACTTCATGCCGCCGAAAATCTTGCCCGACGCACCCGCGAACGTTGCCGCAGCGTCAACGCCGGCCTGATCGGCATACTGCGCGATGTCCACCATCTTATCGACGGCGGCGCGAATGTCCGCGCCCAGCCAGTCGAGCATTCCGGGCGCGATGCCTTCGTACTTCTGGAGCTTGGTAAACGCATCAATCGCCGCGCTGATCGGACTGACGATCTTGCCCACTGCGGTCCCGAATACCGCCGCTGCCTCGACGCCATCCGTGCTCCACTTGGACGCCATGTCCACCATTTTATCAACCGTGAGCAGAATATCCTGACCCAGCACGTCAATCGCGCCGGTCGCCGCGCCTGTGTAGTCCTTAAGCTTGGTGAAGGCATCCACGGCTGCGGCTATCGGCGCGATGATCTTGCCGGCTGCCGTGGCAAAGACGGCAGCCGCTTCAACACCCTCAATCGCCATATCCTCAGCCATCTCCGTCATCTGTGTGATCCACACAAAGACCTGCCCGAGAAATTGCTGGAACTGGGGACCAGTGATCTGGGTTGCTTTCATGCCTGCGAACTTCGTAAGTGCGTCAACGGAAGGACCGATCAGCCCCATGATGCCGCTGAATGCCTGTGCAAACTCGGCAGCCGTGGTATAGCCTTCAATCGCGAGATCCTCGGTTGCTTCCTGGAACTGAACCACCCATGTGGATATCTGTCCAAGGAACTGCTGAAATTGCGGCCCGGTGATCTGCGTCGCTTTGAACGAGGCGAACTTGGTCAGACTATCGACAGCCGGGCCGATCAGTCCCATGATGCCGCCGAATGCTTGCGCGAACTTAGCGGCTGCTTCATAGCCCGTGATCGCGAGATCCTCAGTCGCCTCATGAAGCTGAATGACAAAGAGCAATGTTTGCCCAAGGAACTGCTGGACCTGCGGCCCGGTGATCTGCGTCGCTTTGGCAGCGGCAATTTTTGCCAATCCGTCAACAGCGGGACCGATCAGGCCGACAATCTTGCCCGCGCTTTCGGCAAACGTCGCTGCGTGCGCTAAACCCTTTGCGCTAAAACCCTCGCTCGCTTCTTCCAGTTGCATCAGGAACAACGAGACCTGACCAAGAAAGCCCTGGATCTGCAAACCGGTGACGTTCGTCGCGCCGGCGTTGCTCAGTTTGGCAAGCGCATCCACCCCGCTCCCGATCACGCTAAAGGTTTTGCCGATCAGGTCGGTAATGCCGGTGAGTCTCGCAACGAGCTTCGGCTCCATGCTGCCGAACCCTTTGATCAAGCCGTCGATAATCAGACGGCCATTTTCAAACAGAAGTTTCGCGTCTTCCGCCGGCGGGCCTTTGAGTTTCGGTATGGCGTTCGTGATGTTCGTCAGGACCGCCTTGCCGGACTCCCATGCCGAACTGATGCCGGTAAGCAGACCGCCAATCACCGCCCGACCGGCGCCGGTCAGAATGCCGCTCAGGTCGCCAATCGCGCCGGTTATCCGTCCTGGCAGGCCCGAGAAGAACGCGACCGCCTCAGTGATCTTGGTGCTCACCGTGTCGCGGAATGTGGTTACATGTCCGATTGCCACGGCAATCGCGACGCCGATGCCGGCTACAGCGGTGTTCCAGGCGGTTGACATGGTACTGATCGCGGTGCGAACGGCCTCGAATGCCGTATCCCACGCGGTTCGCATCTCGCCGACCTTGGTCACGGCAACGACAAGGCCCGCGCTGATCGCAGGAACCGCCGTGCCTGACCACCAGGATTGCACCGCGCCAACCTTCGTTTGCAACGCCGCCCAGTCCCGATCCCAGGCGGCGCGCATCACGGACGCCTGGGTCGCCATGGCCTTATTGCCGGCATCCATCGCTGGTACAGCCGTGCCGGTGAACCAGCCACTAACCGCGGCGGTCTTCTCCTGGATACCGCCGAAATTGGTTTGCCATGCCAACGCCAATGCACCGGCGGCCAGTGCCACCACACCCAGCGCAATCGTCAACGGCCCGCCCAGCACGGCGATAATCGTGGCGGCAATGCCGCCGGCAGCCGTCATGCCTGCCCCCATGCCAGCGATGGCAGCGGTCACCGTTCCGACTACGGCGACCACCGTCGAGAGCGTCTGAAACACGGCGACGGCGACACCAACGGCCACGCCGACCTTTGTCACCAGATCCTGGTTTTGCTGAAACCATCCAACCATCGACTGAATGGCCGGTACCACCGTCCCGCCGATGATCGATCCCAATGTCCCGAATACCTGATGCAACAGGAGGATCTTGTCGCTGTTTTGCCAGTCGCCGTTATAGGCCGCGATAAAGGTCAGCACGCCGTCGCGCACGAGGTTGATCGCGGTTGTTGCCATGCCGACGGCGACCGGCAACGTCGCACTGAACCAAGTCGTAATGGGTTGCAGTAGCGGAAACGATGTACCGAGTGACTGGATCGCCGCTTGAATGCCGCCAAGTGTCCCGGTGAACGCCTGCCATGTCTGGAATGCGGCGTAGGCGGTTTGCAGCGGCGTAACGACGGTCAGAATCGCGGTACTGATGGCTGAGAATCCGCCCACCACGCTCGTGATCACACCCGGCAACACCTCGCCAAACCAGGCGAACCCGGACTGGACGGCGGGCATGGCGTTATTTGCCAGGTCAAGCAACAGCGTGCCGACCGGCAATAAATCGACCTGGACGCCACGCCACAGGCCGCCCATGAGCGAGCCGAGGTCGTTATATTTGGCGTTCAGGCCGTCCGTCGCGCCGGCCATGTCCGCGAGGCTCGTGCCGACCAGCGACAGCCCCGTCGCGCCCTTGGTGCCAAGATCCTCGAATTGCGTCCCAAGCAGTCCCACACCGGCCTGCATAAGGACATTCTGATCGGTCGTGGCGCGGAGCTTGTCCTGCACCAGCTGGAAGGCGTCAGCAGCGGTTATCTGACCGGATGCCATCTTTGCCGCAAGCTCGTCGCTGTTGATACCGAGCAGTGCTAAACTATCGGCTGTGGCCGTCGAGCCATCCTGGATACGCACACGAAACTCCTTGAAGGCGTCCGCTGCTTTATCGGTGCCGAGGACGCCGCCTTGCATCCCGCTATCCAACAGTGAGAAGAATTGGTCAGCGGTCGCGCCGCCAGCGGCAAACTGGGTCGAATACTCGCCAATGGTTTCAAGGAAATCGCCGCTGGCGTTCAAGCCACCCTGCATACCAGCAGCGAGGAAGTCGGTTGCCTGTTGCGAGGTCAGCCCGAATTGTTGCATGAGTGTATTGGCCGCGTTCGTGGACTCGGCCACTTCCACGCCGAATACGTCGCGGATCGTCAACGCACCCTCGGTCACGGCCTGGAGTTCCGTGTCCGACAGGCCTTTCATTTGCGTGCGGACATCGATCACGGCCTGTGAGGCGTCGGCCATGGACGATCCCCAGTTGTTGCCGAAGATGTTCGTCGCAACATCTTGCAGCGCCTCGGCTTCTTCTGCTGTAGTGCCGAGCGCGGCCTGAATCTGGTTGGTGCCGCCCTTTACATCAGAGGCCATGTTGAAGGCCGAGACGCCCACACCGACCAGCGCGCCGCCCAATGCCACAGCGCCACCGAGCGCCAGTCCGCCCAGCATAGCGCCTGCAGCACTGCCGATCTTGGAGAACGATCCTTCGGTTTGCTCAACGCGCGTTTCGATGTGCTCGGCAAAGTCGTTTGTGGCGCGCTCACCCTGCGCGAAACCCTTGGTGAGCCGCGTCATATCGACGCCGAGTTCAACGAACGCGCCTCCGGCCTCAAACGCCATTACTGCTCCAATTTGGCTATCGCTTTGTGCGGCTTATCACGCGTCCCGATTGCCGTCGCCCATGCGTGATCGGCTATCCGCTGACGCCGCAGTCGCCCGATCTGCGCATGGTAGGCCAGGAACGTCTGATATGAGAGCGCGTTCATGCTTGCCTCAGTGAAGCCGTGATAGGAGGCCAGAAACTCAGCTTCTAGCTCGGCCCAGCGCGGCTCGTGTCGTTTGGGTCAGCGTCTCCACCGCGCTGCATGCGCTGGGCTGCCTCCTGCAAGCGTGTCAAGGTGACGGTATCCAGCCGATCCAGCAAGCCGACCGGAAAATCGGGAATGCCGAGCCGGATGATCTTTTCCTCCATCACGTTCGCGCGCTCCAGGACCGCAAAGTAGGTCGTCTCGTCATCAGCCGCGTCCAGTTCCTCTTGCAGCTTGGGAAGTTGCTTTTGGTAGTAGCCCATCTTCTTCGCCGCGCCATAGGTCAACAACGGATGCAACTCGTGGCGGGTGCCGTCCGTCTCGGTGATCACGATCACGCGCTCACCCTCGCCCGCGTCGATCTCAATATAGCCAGGTCGCGCGTCCGCAACCGGCACCCGTGTCACGCTCGCGCGGCGTAGTATCGACTGGTCCTCTGCCGGATCACCAACGACCAGGCCACCATGGGCACGAATGCCTTCACGGAACCGCGCGCCCATGATGTCTGTTTGTGAAAGTTCTGCGACGCTCATAATGCCGCCAGGACATCGCGATAGATTGGTTCGCTCTCGGTGCCACCCACGCGCGTAAACTCAAAAGCCACGCCCGCGTTCGCACCTGCTTCACCGATGTTTTGCGTGACTTCCACGGTGCCGGTCGCTTCAACCGCCGGGAAGAAAATACGGCGCGGCTTGCCGCCATCCGTGGGTGGCGCGATGCCTTCAATCAGCACAGCAATCGTCGGCGCGATGCTGTCGGTGAGGCGGAGTTGCTTGAAACCGGCGACACCAGTGGCTGGCGGCGTTGTGGTGATCGTGCCGCGTCCCAGGATATCGCGCAGATTTTCAAGCGTAACCTCCAGGAGCGTGCCGGTCACCATATCAACCGCGTTGTTCCGTGGACGCAGCACCGGCGTGCGCTGTTGCGCGCTCATGACTTCGCCGCGGTCCTGCTCATGCGAGGTCGTAATGCCGTCGTCATTGGTATAGCCAACCGCGCGCCAGGTGCCGGTCAGCACGCCGCCGAATGCGAGGGTGTCGGCTGGCATCACGTCGGGCGTTGTGGCATAGGCCGACGCGCCAAAGTACACGTACACCGGACCTTCCGGAATATTCAAACGATTTAGTGTTGGCATGAGTTACGATCCTCCTTCGCCGCGTGCGGCTTTTGGCGCTTTGCCTGCCGGCGTTTCGACCTCAACAAACCGCGCGCCCCACGGGTTGCTCATCAGTTGTTCGTACTGTTCATTCGTGACTTGCACCACATTGCCGCGCCTGGGTGCCGGCAGTGGGCTTCCATCGCTGTCATAGTGGGCCGTTGGGCTGTAGAATACGAACTTGTCATCGTTCGTAAACTCCGGCAGCGGACGAGCGTCGAACCTATCTGGGTCGTGGAGTTGTAGTGTCTTCATCCTGATGTCTCCTTGTTATCCTGTCGCGCCACGCAGCGGATCAAACCGCGCCTCAAGCGTGGCCACCGTCACCGGCCAGCCTTCGGGCTCGGTGTCACTAAACGGCTGACTGAGTGTGGCCGAGCGCAGCCACCATCGGTTCGTAATCATGCGCGGCGGCTTTGCCTCACCGTTCGCGTCGTAGAACACGTTCCACACGGCGCGGTACACGTTCCACGCCTCCAGGGCAGTCGGGCCATGACAGCGCAACGTGAGACGCGGCGCGATGACCGCCTGACGTATCCCGCCATTCCCACCGCTGGCCTGAATCAAAACACACACCGGCGGCACGGCGGGTGGATTGTCGCCAAACCCAGGCGGCACGCCGAGTACGGTCGTCGCCGTCAGTTCAGCCAGCAACAACGCGCGCACCGCAGCGACGGTGTTGATCACTGGAGCGCCTTGAGTTCTTGCTTCAAGGCAGGCACGGCAGCGTCGAGGCCCTTTGCCAATGGAAACTTGCCGGGCCGTCCACGACTGCCGATCTCGATCCACTTCACATAAATAATCGACGATCCGAGCTGCCCTGTGACGCGCTCGCTTGTGCTGGTGCCTTCCTCAATATGCACTGACCGTCGCGCCGTGCCACTGAGAACCGGCATATGCGCCTTTGACACACCCTCACCCACCAGCAGCGCCCGGTTGACCGCGCGTTGGGCCTGTGGCCGGTAGTACGCGAGTGCCTGGTTGCCATTCCACTTAATTCGAGCCACGTCGCTCCGCTCCTGCTGTCAGGTGGTGAAACGCCACTTGGTCAACACTCAGCAGTTCCCATGTTTGCCCATCAATCACCACACGATCCGCCGCTGTCACGTCCGTACCAAGCAGGAAGTCAATCGCCGTCGTGACTAAGCGCCGTGTGCCGCCGGCATCAGTGGTCTCCGTGCCACGAATGGTGTACGTGCGACACGGGACCGGGACCGCCGTGGCGACGGGTGCGAATGGATCGGTATCGCCGCCCAGCTCGTCCGTGCCGCCTCCCGGCGTGCGCCGCGTGATAGCGCACGTTTGCACCAGCAGCCCGCGAAAACTCACCAGATCCCTCGCGAGACATCGGCGTCGTACACCGGCACGGCCACCCGCGTCGGGCCATTGACCACCAGGCCCACGAACGTCAGGACGCGGTAGGCCGCGACGATGGCCGCCACGCGCGGGTCGCTGAGTGACGTCTGCTCGGGCCGTACCGTGTAGCCGTAGTCTCCGAGCTTCTCACTCTGGTACGGCCCGAGCAGCGCGGCGCGGACCTCCGGATCTTCGTCATGGACGTAGCGTGCTGCAATGAGCGACGTTGCCAGCAGCCAGTCTTGCGACGCATCCGATGCCGTCACGAGCGAGTCATAGAACACACGACCCGTCCAGCGCGCCAGATCGCGCTCGGCAATCGGAATCAGCGTCGCCAGTCGCGTCGTCTGTGCCGCCGTGAACGTCTGCCCGGTCATGGTCGCAACGTCGGTTGGCGTCGTAAAAGCCACGGTTTAGCCGACCGAGATCAGAAATCCGCACAGACACGGCAAGGTCGCGCCTTTGTCGGCGGCCCGTACTGGCCATGCGCGGTCACAGTTCGGACAAATCGCCGTATTGGACTTTGGCTTGATCACCTCGAAGGTCGTCTCTGCCAGTCCTGCGGTATCGCCGACGGCCTGCGCCACGGATGTTGTGCGGGAAAGCTCACCCGCGCGCGGCACGTCACGAGGAGCGGTCGTACCGCGTGGTGTTGGTTGTGTCTCAGCCATGGTGTGTTTTATCCTCTCATCAACTACGCCGGGAGCGTAATTTCTTCGACACTATTGGCAATATCAGCGTACACAGCGCGGTCAGTGTGCCACACCAACTGGTCTTCAATGCCGCGCGACACGTCCGGGTTGCCGGTCACGAGTTCAAGATCACGCTTGACCAGCTCGCGGAACCGTGCCCTGGGCCGAATGAGATAGGCTTTACCCGCCGTCACGCCCGCATAGGTGTAGACCTTCGGGCCGACGGTGACGGTCCACCCGTCGTAATAGATGATCGTGCTGATCTCGCTCAGTGGACTATTGATGTTGCCGACACTATCGTTATAGCCATTGACCGCGCGCTCGATGCGGCGCCGGTTCGCGCTCGACGCCAGCAGCACCGATCCGGCACGTTTCGCGGTCGCTGCGGTCTGCAACGCGGCGTCAAACGTGTTGTAGTCCTTCTCCATCTGCGTTGCGCTGACCGTATCCGCTGGCGTCTGGTTCGCTGCGGTGTAGGTGAAGCTCAGGATCGGCCCAAGGTGAATATGGTTCAACAGGGCGTTGTACGCCTCGCCAGTGCCTCGGTTGCGCTCTTCGGCGGTCCAGGTCTCGTCATACAGCATCATCTCGCGGGTGTATTCCAGTCCCGCGCTATAGTTGACCATCGGGACCGTGCCCTCGGCGTTCGGTGCCAGATGCCCAAAATAGACCTCACCGGCCTCAACGCGCTGCAAGAACACCACGGCCGCTGTTGAAAGCAGGTTCGTGCTGACGTTGCGCGGGAAGCCGGGATTATTGAGTGTCTGGTAGATCGGCTGATACAACAGCGGCACGTTCTCACGGCCTTCGTTGACATCGATCCGCACCTTCTCAGTAAAGGCGGCCAGCCCGTCACTCGTGGTGATCAGACGCTGCATCGGCAGTTTATAGGTTGGACGTCGAACCGGCTTGATCTCGCCCTGAGCCAGCAGCGCCGCGCGCTGCGCAATCAAGCGATCATGTGAAAGAATACGCACGGCTGCGCTCACAGGAACCTCCTATGGAATAAGTCGGGCACCAACGTAGTTGTTGGCGTCCTTGGCAATCACAACTTTGAGCGCGGGCACGTCGGTCGCAACCGCAGTGAGCGCGGTTGATCCGACACCACCCGACGCGGCCGGCATGTACAACGTCGCGCCGACGGCGGCGGCAAGCGCAGCCGGGATCTTGACCCAGAAGAACGAAGTATTATCGACGTTCAGTGCATAGGTCTTTGTGGCGTCGGTTGTGACTTCGCAGATACCGTTCCACCCATTGACGCGGTACAACTCGCCGGCCACCGCGCCGCCGGTGGGCGCCACGGCATCCATTGTTTTTCCGTCACTGACTTTGCTCTGCATAACTTAGCCCTCCTCGCCATAGTCGAGAAACTCATTGGTCGCGCCCGTCGCGGCGTTCGGGCTCACGGTCGGCGCCTGACGACCCGGCGTATAGACCGCGCCGCGTTGCTTCGCCCAGGTGTCGCGCTCGTCTTTCAGATCGTCAAGGTCGAGCTTTGCGAGCCGCGCCTGGTAGCGCGCGGCGTCGAAGGTATCACCCGCGACGGCAACCCGCGCCTTGACCGTCTCGGTCACCAGATCATCGGTATAGGCCTTGCCGGCCTGGGCCTGGGCCTTCAAGCCGGCAATCGCTTGCGGCGTAGCCTGATCGCCCAGCGCGGCGCGGATGGCCCGGCCCTCTTCCTTCTCGTCTTCCGCCTCTTCGAGCAGCGCTGTCAACGTGCTGATCAGATCCTTGGCCGATTTTGCCGCGCCACTGATCTTCTCGCGTGTGGCCGCGCTCAGTTTCTTCCCGGCACGCGAGGTCAACATGCCGTCCGCGAGTGAACGAAGCTCTTGCTCATCCATGTGTGTGGTTCCTTTTGCTACGAAGTGTTGGACTGGTTTCCCGGCAAAGCGCACGCCCCACGACTGTTCGAGGCGGGCGATCTCTTTGGCGGGAATGTGGCGCTGGGTTACGAGGTCTTGCACGCGCTGGATCAGTGACCCTGGGCTGCCGTTCTTGAAGACGATACTGGTCTCAGCGGCGTGTGCGTCTTCGATGGTGTAGGTCACAATGCGGCCATCGCTCAATTTCTGACCGGGGTAGGTGTCGCCCTCGAAGAGATCCGTGCCATCGATGTCAGAGACGTACCGCATCTCCGTGCCGTAGAAGCCAATGCTCATCTTGCGATGCGTGCCGCCGACGATGCCTTTGCGGTAGTCCTCGGTTGAGACGCCGTTCACGGTATGGTTGCGGAGCATGTAGTAGCCGGCAAACACCTGGACCGTCGCGGGCACACCTTCCAGGATGCCGCCGTCTACCGCCTGGAGTTCAGCGCGGAACGAACTGCCAAAGGGCAGCTTCCGGTCATCATGACTGTCGAGCAGGGCTGCGCCGGCGGCCAGGTCGGCGGCGTAGTTGGGCAACGTGGTTTCGGCAGACATTTTCGTAAAATACGAATCGTAGGCGTCTGAACTGGCAATTGCATCAAACGAAAAAACGTCGTCAGCCGTCAGCGGTTCAGCCGCGAACAGGTCGTTGATGCGGGCAAGGTCAGGATCAGCAGGCACGCCCATCCGCGCGCCGGTTGGACGCACGATCCGAACTGGGAGATAGTGGAGGTCTGCTGTAGGTTGTGCGGGCATAGAAAAAGCGCCTTCCGCAAAGCTCTGTAGAAGAGCGCGTCAGGCGCGTCATGCACCGCTGATTGGGTCTACGTACTAGTGTACCAGGTACTAGGCATTATGTCGATAGTCTGTCCTCCTGATCGGGCAATGGCATGATGCACAGTGTCCGACAATGCGGACATGTTTGGGTGCAGGGCAACTGGGCCACGATCTCGGCGCCACGTCGCTTGATCGTGATCGTCTGCCCGCGCACCTCGCCGATGGGACGAAAGCAGCGCCAGCACGTCCAGCGCGTAACGGTTCGTGCGGCTTGCCCTGTCGCCATCACCTCAACCTCCCTCACGCCGCGTCCCACCCATCCAGCAGGTCGCGCACCGGCATATCCTGCCAGCCTGCAAGGTGTTCCAACACGAACTTCAAGAGCTTAGCGCGGTTGGTCATACGAACGTCCATGCTTCCGGTGCAGCGATATAGGTTTCCGCCTCAGCAAGCGTATCGGGGATCACCGGCCACGCCGTTGGCGGTCCTGCCACAATAGACCGTGTTGCATAGTCCCAATGTGTCTGCGGCCCGCATCCCATCAGGGCACCCGTGCCGCCGGAAGTCAGCCGAAAGTCACCAGCAGCAGGAGTGCCGGAGAAACCCGGATCGGCCTCGACACTGGTCAGGTCCGTCCCGCTGGCTGTTTTCCACGCCGTAAATGATGTAATGGTTGATCCGTTATGGGTAAACCACGGACTTGATCCCCCGGTACGGAAGAAGATATTGTTCTGACCCACATAATCACAGGTCGCGGCTTTGGCAACGGCGCGTACTGCCGACCGGGTAAAGATGATGCAATTGCGCACCGTTGCGGCGAGCCGACTCGTCGCATCAAAGCCGGAAAGGCTGATCGCGTTTGAGCCAACGGCTGACCCGTAGTAGATTACGCAGTTCTCGATCAGTATCGTTCCGGCACGCAGCACATATTGGAGTGCGGTAACAGCGGCGTCGGTGTCAACAACAATCACACTGTCACGGATCGTTACCGTGCGCGCCAGGGCAAGACCCGCGCCGCTTGAACTGATGAGTCCGCCCACGCTGGTCAATCCATCGTTGACCAGCACGCGCTCAACAAGGAGCGTGTCGTTCGTATTCAAATGGATCGGGTTGCGCCCGCGCAGGACCGCGCTATTGCTGTAGACATGATCGACAGCATCGGCAGTAAATCCCGCCGCATACTGCGTCACACACTGGTCGTATGTCACACTGCGCCAACCGGGACTGCCGGACGTGTGCGCATAGACCGTCTGCCCAATCGTCCGGTCTGCCAGTGTGCCAGCAGCAAAGACACGCCGCGCAAGAGCGTCGCTCGCTGTCCCGTCGATCCGGTAGAACGTAACGGTAATGACTGAACTATGACCACGCGGCATATCCAGCACGACGGCATCCTCAATGAGTGATCCCTGCGTCACGATGTGATGAATGCCGCCGCCCTCGATGATGCTCCGCCTGACGACGGAGCCAATCCCCGCCGCCAACGGCCCCGTATGCCCCCAACCACGCCGCGTCCGAACACCCTCAACCTGGATACCGGTTGCATACCCATCCAGTCCGGCGCCGCGTATCGTCACGGCATAGGTTTTGCCGTCCAAGATCGGATTGGTGTTGCCAAACGGATGGATGTAGATGGTGGATGAGGCTGTATTTTCGCCCGGCGCGTAGTAGCTTCCCGCCGTGGCTGCGCAGAGTGCCACCGAGGTGGTGCGTACAAGCCGCGCATCGTTTTCCCAAAGCAGCACGTAATCAAAACCGCGCTGCGTGCCTGTGCCGCGCGTCCAGGCATATTCGTAAACCACGCCACCGGCATCGGCATGGAGTGATGCGGTGAAACTGCCTGGTGCTATCGTGGCCGAGCCATCGAGGACTGGCGCGTTGCCCGTACCAGAGGCAAGCACCTTCAGGCCGTTCGCGCTTGCGAGCAGCGACAGTTGTTCAGCGAACGCACTCCCTCTGGCAAGATACAGATGCGTAATGCCATTGTTCGCCACAGCCAGCGCAGTATTGGCAGGCACAACCGTAGCCCACGCCGCTGCCGCTGTCTTGCCGTTGTTGGCGTCGTTGCCAGTGGCTGCATTGATGTAGCGCGGGTTCTGTGCTGGTCGGCGCGACCCAAGGATACCCACGCTGAGTGTCTTGCCACTGATGCCTGCGCTCAGACGGTTCAAAAGAACGTCACCTGAACCGTGGTCGCACCTGTTGCCAGGAGCCTGAGCGACACCGCGCCGGCCTCGATCAGCCGCACCTCGTTCTCGCTCGCGAACGCCGTGTTACCGACGGTGAGCGTCTCTGTTCCTGCTGCTACCGGGTCTTCACTGATGGCGAAGCGAATGTCTGCCGATGGGCGCAGGCGAAAGCCGTGCGCCCAGGATGGAATCGTCACCGTCTCGACGACACCGGCGGCAAGGGTCCAGAGGCCGGAGGTCAGCCTGGCGGTGCGTGCATCGGCGTTGAGTTCTACGCGATCTGCTGCCATGTCTACAATCCTTTCGTATCGCCACGCGGCGGGCGAATGTGTCGTGGGTCATAGGGAATGCCGGCACGTCGTGCGCGGCGTTGTTCATCCCACCTTGCGCGTTGAATAATTTGGCAGATACGTTGCCGTGAGACGCCAAAATGGATACCAATCTCTTGCATAGCACGTCCCTGCTGATACATCGCTACGATCTCCTGATCTCGTCTCTCATTAAGTATTGGTCTGCCTATCATCAATATACCTAGCCTCCCGTCCAAACATTCTCAGGAACGTCGTACCCGTCCAAAACAGGCGATACCGAACAGCGGCATGACGGGAAGCGCGGCGGCGCATCGTCGCCGCTCGGGAAGTCATCACCTGTCCCGATTGGGCTTGCGTCCTCATTGGCCTGGCATTCAGGCGTTACCTTATCGTCACCTGCCGTAAGCCACCGTTTTTGCTCCACTCCGTTCTTCTCGTAACAGGCCAGGCTTGCCCGGCTAAAGGCGGTCGCTGTCTCAGTCACGGCTATCAGTTCCGCCCGATCCTTCGACATGTCCTCGATATGCGACCGTAGCCGTCGTCCCAATGCTTCCACGCCTTCACCGGCGTCCGATCCCTGCACGAGCTGCGTGACGATCTGCGTGCGCGTTTCGTCATCAATGCCGGTCACCCGTTCGGCTGCCAGGTCTTCAAGGGCCTCGATCATGGCCGGGTTCTTCAGGTCGAACGACGCCGTGATGCCGAGCTCGTCGAGGGCCAGGGTGCCAC